TGAAAGAGTTAGTAATCCGAGGAGACAGTGGTGACGGTGTACCTAATGCAATGTCACCTGATACATCTCTTGTAGATGGTATCAGACAAAAGAAGATAATGAAAGCAAAGTTGGATGAGTGGTTGAAGTTGGATTGGGATCAACTGTTTGATATTCCTGAATTCAAGATCGGGATTGCAAGGAACAAGAAGTTGATTGATCTGTCTGAGATCCCAGATAATATAACTAATGCCATCCTTACTCAATACCACACTGCACTCGACACACCTAAAAAAACAAATATTATAAATTACTTCCAGCAACATAAATTATCTTCGTTGATGGAGAGCGCAAATGACTTTTAATAGGAAATACAATGAAACTAGGTCTAGCTGAGATATTGAAAAAGACTTCTGAGTTTGAGAAGAAGCAAGATAAGATTGATTACTTAAACAAATGGGACAGTGCAGCACTGAGAGCGTTGCTCAAGTATGCATATGATCCCAAGGTTAAGTTCCTTTTGCCTGAAGGAGCTCCTCCTTACAAAGTAAACGACTTACCGGATCTCCAAAGTGTTCTCTACAGTGAGCTTCGTAAGTTGTATTTGTTTGTTGAAGGTGGCAATCCAAGTCTCAAGCAAACCCGCAGAGAATATTTGTTTGTTCAACTGCTTGAGAACCTAGATAAGGAAGATGCAGAGTTGATACTTGCTGTCAAAGATAAGAAGATTCCATATAAAGGAATCACAAAGAAGTTTGTTGAAGATATGTTTCCAGGACTATTAGAGGGATAAATGGGTAAGACGAATAAACAGTTTCGCACATTAGATGAGAAACAACATCACGTATTCAAAGCAATTAAAAAAGAAAAGTTTGATCGCTCTGTCAGAGACATAGATAGAGCATTACAGAATAGGAAGTATGATCACTTCTACGATGATATTGATAAAACAGAAAAGGAGTACAAGCATGGATAAAGGTAATTGGTTTTGGAATAACAAGGTTATGGATGCAATTGAAAAAGGTCTTCTTGACCTTACTCATTGGATCTGGTTAAAGCGTCACAACTCAACAGAGATTGAAGAGATCCCTGCTCCTGCTGCTAAAGTAGAGCCTGTTGCTGATGTTGAACAAAAGAAACCTGCTGCAAGAAAAACTGCAGTCAAGAAAGCACCAAAAGGGAACGAGTGGTCAATTAAGTAAACCATATAATTGTATCGGATTGTTATGAATTTAATTGGGTTGAGGGTCGGTGCGCACGACAGCAACATTACTTTCTATGATGGTAGTAAGCTAAGATACTATAAATCAGAACGAAGAGCTCAAATCAAACATCATGAGATACATGGGGTTTATGATTGGCGTCAAGACATTAAAGAAGTCTGGGGTCTAGATTACAGAGATATTGATCAGATGGCTGTTTCTCTTGATGAGGACAGTATGGCAAATTATTATGGTGATCTACTGTATAATGACTGGGATGGACTTTACAGAGAATGTCCCAACTTCCCTGCACCATGTAAAGTATGGTCAATAGACCATCACTATGCACATTCCCTTTCAATGACTCCCCTTATTACTCCTGATGTGTCTATTGTTATGGACGGAATCGGTGACTATGAAACTCCTTGGTCTGTATTCAAGGGAGATACTCTAGTTGAAAGAGGTGATATAAACACAACTGGATCGATAGGCTTGCTAATGAACGAGCTAGGTAAGTTTCTTGGAATCAAATACATTCATGAAACTGATATTGCTGGTAAGGTGATGGGTATTCAGTCATATGGTAAATTTGATCAAGAGTATTTTGATCTCTTAGAAGGATCGTCTGTAATGGATGCACCCCACTTGTTCAACATTTACCGTTGGTATAAGCACAAGGGACATGACTTGCTTGGAAGACACACGTCGCTTGACTGGATTAATACTGTTCATGAAAAGACTGGATATGTACTTCTAGACTTCTTTAAAAAGTACTGTAAGCCAAGCAGTACAATATTCTATTCAGGTGGTGTGGCTCAGAATGTAATTTGGAATACTCTTCTTAAAGAGTACTACAAGAACCTGGTCATACTTCCACACTCAGCAGATGAGGGAATTAGTATTGGAGCTGTAGAGTGGCTTCGAAGAAAGAACAAGCTCAAACGGATTGAGTTTGATTCGTTTCCATTTAATCAATCAGACGAAGCTCCCATCGATGAACCAACAGAAGAGACAATAAACAAAGTTGCAGAGTATCTTGCCCAAGGTAAGACTGTTGCATGGTATCAAGGACATGGAGAGATTGGTCCGAGAGCACTTGGTAATAGATCTATTTTAATGGATCCTAGACTAAAGAATGGTCGAGAGGTTATCAATGTAATCAAGAAGAGAGAGCAATACAGACCATTTGGAGCTTCCGTTCTCAAAGAACAGTATAAAGAACATTTCGACATGCCATCCGATAATCCTTATATGCTGTATGTTGGTAATGTGAAGTCAGATTCATTCCCTGCTATCACTCACGTCGATGGAACTTGTAGAGTTCAGACTGTTGACAAGGATGTTAAATACTTTAGACCTTTGCTGGAGAAGTTTTTTGAAAAGACTGGATGTCCAGTGCTTCTTAATACTAGTCTGAATCTTGGAGGTAAACCAATTGCTGGGTACACTCACAACGTTGAAGAGTTGTTTGAGAATTCAAATTTAGATTATGCTGTTATTGGAAATAGAATTATTTCTAAGGAGTTAAAGTAACATGGCAACATACACGTTTCGAAATAAAGAAACGAATGAAGTATTTGATCATTCAATGAGAATGTCAGAGTATGATTCGTATATGGAAAGCAATCCTAGTATTGAAAGATACTATGCTCCAAGTGATGTGATGAATATTGTTTCCGGTATCGGTGGTATCAAAACTGATAACGGATTCAAAGAAGTGTTGTCAAAGGTTGCAGAGGCTCATCCTAATAGTCAGCTAGCAGATAGAACTTTGTCTAGATCTGTACGAGAACATCAAATTGATAGAGTAGTAAACAAATACAGATCGTAAATGTGAGAAACAAATACTTTGAGCATAAGCCACTTGCTCGCTTGGAGATTCCAAGAACAGAGATAGATGGCAAGAGATACTATGTCACACCGAACGGAGACAAGTACAGATCCGTCACAACAATCCTTTCTCAGCTATCCAAAGATGGAATCCAGAAATGGAGAAACCAAGTAGGAGAGGCTGAAGCAAATAGGATTTCAACCAAAGCATCAACAAGAGGAACAAAGCTCCATACAATGATGGAAGACTATGTGGCCAACGTTGAGGACTTTGCGTTGAACAAAATGCCAACAACAACATCTCTGTTCTTAGACATTCAGCCTTATGTTGACCTAAACGTGGAAGAGGTGTATGGTATCGAATATCCGTTGTATTCCGACAGACTCAGGGCTGCTGGTACATCGGATCTGATTTGTAAATATGCAGGCAAGTACACGATCCTAGACTATAAGACATCGGGTAAACCGAAGCAGGAGAAGTGGATTGAGAATTATTTCATCCAGTCAACTGCTTATGCTCTTATGTGCAAGGAGAGGTATGATCTTGATATTGAGCAAATTGTAATTCTGATTGCTGTTGATGGTGACCTGCCTCAGGTCTTTGTGAAAGATCCAAAAGATTATGTTAAAAGAACTATTGAAGTATTCGATACTTATTAGTGTTGTTGGTTGTTCCTCTGTTCCAAAAGAGGACCACAGCTCAGTCTTAATGGAAGATGTGATTGTAGAAAGAACAACAGTTCGGTCTACTACTCAGAATCCAAAACCAAAGCAAGGTAGTGGTGGTGTTTATATTAGTGGAGATAATATTAACATCGGCACGATCATTGTCAATTCACCCGGTGCAAAGGTTGACAACTCTACCAACACATACACACAGATGAATCAGCAGAACAATAATGTAGGATCAAGCTCATCAGGATCTTACGGACCCAAGAGTACTCCAATTTTTGGTAATATTAATGATGAACCTGCATATCATAATGACAGAGACTTCTTCAAAGGGATGGACGGTGTTGCTAAAAAACTAATTCCGTCTTTTGTAATGGGTTCCGTTCTTAGATAAATATATGAATGCAGACCAAATACAAATCAATCTTCATCTCTGATGTCCACCTAGGCACCAACGACTGCCAGGCTGACAAGCTCAATAGTTTCCTTAAACACAACTCATGCAATACACTTTATCTTGTAGGAGATATCATCGATGCATGGAAAATTAAACAAAACAAGTGGAGATGGAAACAGTCGCATACTAATGTTATTCGTCGTGTGCTGGGTCTTAGCAAGCGCGGTACTAGGATTGTATATGTGGCTGGTAATCACGACGAGTTTCTAAGACCATTCATTCAGTATGATATTGGTTTTGGAATTATAGAACTGACCAACCAAACAGAACATATTGGTGTTGATGGTCGACGCTACCTCGTAGTGCACGGGGATCTATTTGACGGTATCACTCGTCTAGCTCCTTGGCTAGCAATGTTAGGAGACAAAGCATATGATTTTATACTTAGACTCAATACTTGGATTAACTGGATTCGTCATCGTTTTGGTTTTGGGTACTTTAGCCTTAGCCTGTTCCTTAAACACCGGGTCAAAAAAGCAGTAGATTTTATATTTCACTTTGAACACAATCTAGCTCAATACTGTAAGAAGCGAGGATTCGATGGTGTAATATGTGGACACATACATCATGCTGAGATAAAGGAAATTGACGGAGTCACATACATGAATGATGGCGATTGGGTAGAGTCTTGCTCTGCTCTTGTCGAGCACCACGACGGAAGATGGGAGATAGTATATCAACAGGAGAGTACTCATGAAAGTCAAAAGAATATTAAAGAAGATGTATGAGGCTTGTTTTAAGCACGATACAGTCGAAGAAAAGAAAATGTGGTTCAAGGCATTGAAGAAATCATTCAAGCATAAAAATACGTATGCAGTTAAGTGATAAAATTACAATTGTAATCCCTTGCAAGAACGAGGAAGATTACATCTCAAGTTTACTATGGCATTTGCGACCACAGATGATTGGTAATACAAGAATCATTATTGCAGACTGTTCTACAGACCGTACACGAGATGTTATTGAGGCCAACAAAGGTAGATTAAATGTTGAAATTATTGACGGTGGTCCGGTCAGCTTTGCTAAGAACAGAGGTGCTGAGCTGGCCACCACTCCTTACATCTTATTCATCGATGCTGATGTCCGATTCTTCAATGTTAACACAATTCGTGACGCAGTAGCAGAGTTAGAATCGAAAGATCTAGACCTGATTGGTTTGAATATCAAATGCTACGACGACGATGTACGAGCTAGTGTTGGTTTCAAACTGTTCAACATTGTTAACAACATCTTAAAATACTTTTCTCCGTTTGCAGTCGGTGCATTCATGCTCACTCGAAGAGATAAGTTTGAGCAGTTCGGAGGATTCCCAGAAAAGTTCTCCACTTCTGAAGATTACTTTCTTTCCAGGATGTACAGTCCAAACAAGTTCAAGATTTTGAAACATCACTTCGGTCAAGATAGTCGCAGGTTCAAGAAGATGGGATACTTTGGAATGGTGACATATCTTATAAAGAACTTTATCAATCGCAACAACAAACAGTATTGGGATAACATAGACAACAGTCGCTACTGGTCGTGATGCATGGCTGGAAGACCAAGAAAACCAATAGTTGAAAAGGAATGTCCTCGCTGTTCAACTAAGCATACCAAACGAGGAAAATACTGCTGTTACAGTTGTGCAAATGTTCGCGAGCATAGCGAACTAGACAAGCTGAACAAATCACTTTCAGTTAGCAAATACTACAAGACCTCTGACAAAGCTGAAATGCACATTTGGCAAAGTACAGAGCGTATCAATGCAGCTCGTGCATCGAGAACCGATGCTACAATTGTCATTCCCACCCGGGAAGATATCGAGCCTGCTCTCCCTCCAATGGAAAATGAGTATGACTACTCAAGTCGTCGCAGTGGCCGCGACATATGGTTCGATGTAGACTGAAAAAAGTGACTAATTCACTCTAGTTGTGCCGAACTTCAAACCGTTGTATACTGGACTCATAGCAAACAAGGAGTCAATATGGAACTGGATTTTGTTGAAGAGATGAACGCGATGATCGACCAGATCGATATTATGATTTTGGATAATGATCCTCAGTACTTGAACTGGTTGGAAAGCCAGTACGAGACAGGAAGTGAGTTTGACCGATGATCAATCCTATTCCTAAAAGTGGCTTGTGGAATACTCCTGAAAGCCTCGAGCAGTTAGATGAGATGATTGCTCAACTTCCAACCCTACAACGAGCTCTCGTCTACAATCATGTAATGCTGACGCTCAACCTTTGTCATAAACTCGTGGAGGACAAAAATGCCTTACATAACGACTGAAGTTGAAGTAGATGTCGGTTTGGAAGACTTTGATGATGATGATATCCTTGATGAGTACAAGAGTCGTGGTTTCGATATCAACGGTGAACTTGAATTCAAAGAAGCTTTGACTGAGATATATCAGCTTCGTCGCTTGGGTAAACCATTCGAGAATGAGCTGGACAAAATGATTTGTAATGCTCTTGGTGTTGTAATTTAAGGAGAACTGTATGCCTAGCATGTCTTATTGTGTGTTCGAGAATACTTCTGGTGACTTGGGCCAGTGTATTGATAAAATGAACGAGGCTCGAGATATCGATGATCTCGATATGAATGAGTACGAGCAACGTGCGTTTCGTGATATGTACAAGCAATGCCAGGAGTACATTGTTCGTTATCGTGAACTTGCTGCAGAAT